TGCCGGGCTTATCATTGATCCTACGAGGGCACGTGTCAGACCTTACGGATCACAGGGAGTTATGAGACTGCTTACTGATATTCAGGAAAATGACAGAGCCGGTGTTGCCGATGAATGGCAGATCATTTATTCTCTTGAAGTTGACCGTTTTGAGCCACATGGATGGATGGATAAAGCTGCTTAAAACATAAACTTTTAGAGGGGGTATAAATGTTAGATCATAATCCTAATCCAGATGAGTTAGTATTTTACCGTTCACAAATTCCGGGATTGGTAATAACTCTGCCCGGTGATTTGCCTAACGTAACATTTGAGGCAAGCACCTTAAAACCCGGTGAACCACAATACGGACTTGCAAGACTTAAAAAAACGGATACTGCAATTATTAAAGCAGTTGAAAATCATCCACGTTTTAACAAATCCATTAGCAGGCTAAAAACTGCCGATGAGCTTGAGGAAGAAAAAAGACTTGCCAAAGCTGCTGAGTTTGTTGAAAATTTGAAAATAAGTCTTGCATCTGGCCTTGTGGAATTGGGTTTAAAAAACAAAACTAAAGATGATCTATTTGAATTTGCTAATCAGGTCGGCATTTCCGTTATGGATGGTAAGAAGGAAAAAACCAATGCTGCACTTATTACGGAAATAGAAAACCTTCTTGGTGTTTCGGAAACTGAAAAGAAATAGCATATTCATGTAGTTTATAAACCGATGAGGTAAGCAAAATGTTTAAAAAATTAATATATCCGATTATTCTTGTTGCATTCTTTTTGCTGCTTGTTGCTGCCGATAACTATAATCAACCTACTGTGACCATTCAGGAAGGTGTGAGTTACGTACACTATAAATTCCAGACTGCTGCAATGGCTGATTCTACCGGAAGCTACCATTCTCCACCTTTGTTTATTGGTGACTGCAATGATGTTGACGGTAGGGTGTCGGTGGATATGTATAACGGTACCGGTACTGAAGATGCAAATATTATATATCATTTTTCACAGGACTTGGCTACGTGGGAATCCACAACACCTGCTGATCTGGATAACTGTACAACCACTGCTAAATATGACACGATAGGCATAAACAGTGGTACGGATGATCTTAAATTCCATGTGAATAAATGGATGATCATTGAAGTTGACGGTCAGACAGGCAATCCGAGTGATACATATTTGTGGATCAATTTGCATTTGAAGAAAGATGTTATCGATGTTGGTCCTACTGGTCAACCGATATATGTAGGCAGCAAAGCAAAGAAGTCAACGACAAATCCCTAAACCTTAAATAAAATAAGGGGGGATTATGTCGATATCACGTGCTACAATATATACACGTGTAAAGACAAGGATACGTGCAGACTTAGCTACTCCGTTAGTTGATGATTTACATGATAACTCAATCAATACTTGGGCGCAAGAAAAATGCGCTCAAGTGATTGAGTTGTTAGATCACAATGTGCACTTTCCTTCTCTTTTCGTACCGAGTGAATCTCTCACATTTACCACTTCAAATACTGACAGAAGAGCAAACTTACCTTCTACATATCAGAGGCCGGTTGCATTACGTGTTACCGGTACTTCTGCATCCAATAGAAAAACAAGAATACTTGAAACATCTGAGGATTTTAGAAGGTTTGATTCTTCTAACTTTTTACTAACTCCTACTGAAAACAGACCTATTGCTTTTATCGGTTCACACGTGTTTGTATTACCCACAACCTTAACTACCGGGCGTTTTGATTATATCAAAGCACATCCGACAATTGACGGTTCAAATGGTACAGTGTTTGATGAACTTGGTGATGAAATGCTTATTCTTTTTATCGTTTCGGAATATTTTTCTTCGGTACCACAAAGGCATGATCTTGCAGAAAAAGCATTACAAGAAGCACTGGCCTTTGCAAAAAAATAGGTGGTAAAATTGGCTACTACATTACAAAATTTATATGACAGGCTTGAGCCTTATCTGTTGGTGCATTTAGGTAAAGAGGTTTTGGATTTACTTGTGGATGCGGATTTTCTGCGTGAGTTTAATCGGATAGCACAGGATTTTAATCTGGCTGTTCCATTAAGGTGGGAAAGATATTTTAAAGAAACCGGTGCAACACATGCGGAAGATTCAAGCTATACTAATTACCTTTTGCAAGGACCGATTGCAAAAGTAATTAGTTTCAAATATGAAGATGATGCATGGCAAAGCCAAAAATATTCATTTGTAAATGATGATATTAATAACAGTGGCAGAATAATATTAAAGACTGCACCAACCGAAGGTGTACAGCTTGATTTGCATTATATCAGAAACCTTGACGGTTTGGTTAATCCAACTGATGAGCTTGATATACCGGATAACGTGTTAATTGATTTGGAAAACTTAATTAAAGTTGCGTTACGTATTGATTATGGCGGTGGATTTGAAAAAATGACATATGAACAGGCACTTGAATTTTATGCTGAAAAAGCAAGATGGAAAATACCACGTAGAAATTTGGGCGGTGTCAGGTCATATTGGTTTGGATTAGAAGGTGACGGAAATAAATATGATATCGTGGATCATTGGATTGGCCTTGAAAACTTTACTGCTGATGTCAACGGTGATTATTATTATACGGGAGATAATGACTGATGAAAAATAAAATCATAATATTTATACTTGTGATTGTGGGAATTGTTATCGGTCAGCAAATAATGTCACTGACCATATCACCAAAAGCGGATTTGGCAAATATATTTACTGTGCAGGATAAAGACGGTAATAATATATTCAATGTAGATACACAAAATGATATTGTCACTGTTTCCGGTGATATGATCATTACAAAAGACTTTGAGGTATCCGGTTATTTTTGGGATGATCTTCGTTTTCCTGCATCTGCACTTTCTCCACAAAACCAGAATGCTGCGGTACCGGAGTATGATACGACAAATGTCGGTTGGCTTTTTGATGATTCTCAAACTGAGAGCATTACAATTATTGCACAGTTGCCACATGCATGGCGTGAAGGATCGGATGTTGAGGCACATGTACATTGGGAACAGTCTGCCGATGATTCAGTTGTCTGGCAGTTGCAGTATAAATGGGCAAATGTCGGTGGTGCTGTTCCGGGCAGTTGGAGTACAGTTAAAGATAGCGGAAATTCACAAAGTTATACATCAGGCACCTTGCACCAGTTGACAGGCATAGGTACACTTGACGGTACCGGTAAAACATTATCCAGTGTCATAAAAATGAAATTGTCAAGGCTTGGTGCATCTTCAGGTGATAATCATTCAGGTGATATATTAATGACGGAGTTTGATATACATTATCAAATTGATGGTTTTGGTTCAAGTTTGGAGTATACGAAATAATGTCACAAAAACTGTATGACATAAATTTTTGGGGTGGACAATCTTCTTTGATTCAGAAAGAAAAACTGCCGGTGGCGCTGGTTCAATCTCTTAGGAATGGTGTGCTTTCTAAAAAACTTGGTGTTATAAAGAAAAGGCCGAGATATGCGGATGTTTTGACTACCGGATTGACTGATCTTAAAAGTATGATTGAGTTTATCAACCAGAATAATGAAAGGATATTACTTCTTCAGGACGGATCGGACCTTGAAAGATCAATATATTCCGGTGGTTATGGTGCTATTGGTGCAATTACAAATGATGAAAGGCCGGGCGGTAGCACCATTGATCAAATGTATCCATCATTATGGCGCAAGGAAATTAGATCAGGTGCAGGCTTAAATGCTGCAACCGATGAACCATTTTGGTATGGCTATATCCCGGCAAGAACACGTTTTCCAAATGCCTCAAGTTCTGTTGCAATCGCTGCCGGTCGCTATGCTGACCGGCAATTTTATAATGATGCATTTACGGACCTTTTCAAATCAGGTGTCACCGATTTTGGAAGTGGTGCATCACAGGTGGCAACCACAGGTTTGACCAGTGATACATATATCATTTATATGGTACCGGTCCTTGACGGATACCAGAAAGGATTACCATATATTGACGATGATCATTCACTATATAACCGGGTTGCACTTGAAATACCACAATTTGATGATTACGGATTTATCAGATATACGCTGCAAATTCCTACTGCAAATCAGTCTAATCTTAAAAGACTAACGGCAATTGATGTGTTTGTTGCCGATGTGGGTGAATATGGTTCAAGTGATCTTCTTAAAATGCCTGCTTACTTTTTAGAGCGCATATCATTACTTGATGATGGGCCGGTGATCATGTCAAAGCAGGGCACATTTGAAAATGCTAATCCACCTACTTATATCGAATTTTCAGATGATTTTGCCAATTGGGAAACATTCACCTTATATGAATTATATATCCGTTTTATATATTCCGGTACCGAGTATGAATACAGGCTTAGTTCTCCACGTGTAGAAAACGGTACAAAGGTGCAGTATCCTCTATCTGCTGCCGGTGCTGCTGCATTGCAAAATCAGACGGTAGATACAAAGATATTTGCAAGGTGGGAGTTAGTATCTGGCAATTATGAATTTCCAATTTATTATGACAATCATCATAAACTTCTGACCGATGAAATGTATGCCTATCTTGGTTTATCAAATGAGTTTGCCGGTGATACCGGTTTGTCAGATCGTAGATATAAAATAGGTGTGCAGGCCAATAAGGTGTATTGGATATTTGGAACTACCGATGAATATAAAGGATATTACTCTGCACCATATGCACCGGACCAAATACCCGTACTAAATGAAGTCACAATTGCGAAAGATGCACAGGCTGTTATACCGATAGGCAATGATGTGATTGTCTGCTATCGTGACGGATCAAAAAGATTTAACTGGTACGGAAATAAAAAAGTTACTGAAGAAGAAAATTATTCAGATCGTGGATGCACAAATCAAAAAGGTTGGTTTAAGGTATCAGATCAAATGGTGTTTGGATTTGACTATCTTGGTGCATGGATGATGAGGGGCAGAGAATTTATTGACATTGGTGTTGATCTTATTGAATGGTGGGGTGGAACAAAAGACGATAATTTGACCGATGCACAAAAAGAGGGATGTGTTGTATCATATGATTCAAAGCACCAGTTAGTTTTTTATTCTTTCCCGGATTATACCACAGCACCATATACTGCCGGTTTTGTGGCAATATTTGATTTAAAAAGTTTTGATCTTACAAAAGGAATACTGCCTTGGCTATTAATGGATACTGATACGGCAATAAAATCAAATTGTATTGCACATGATGTACATCTTTTAACCGGATCAGCCACTAAAATAATTGATTGGAATAATAGCACACCTACTGAAACATGTGACCTGTACGTAAAATTAAAACTGCTAAGAAATGAACTGGCAGGCGATATAAAGACATGGTGGGATAAAATCAGATTGTCCTATACAAGTGATGATACTGTCTCACTGACTGCTATCCATGATCAGGGTAGTGGTGATTCATTAACATTATTATCCAATAACTCTGCAATTATGCGAAAAGTATCAAAGGAACTGGAAGTGGAAATATCATCCAGTGCAAGCGCAAATGATGTTGAAGTATCCGAATTGCAGGTTTTTGGAGAGCCGAGGAATTTTTAGATGGCTACAATTAAATTACCAGAAATTACACCTTTTCCTACAAAGGATGTGGATTTGCAAAAATTGGTTGAGCAATTAAAACTATTGAAGGAAAAGATTGAGCAGGAATTGCAACGTTTAGAAAACAATAAACAAGATGCATAGAGGTAAATAAAATGGCAGAAAGAAAATTACCGAGTGGCAGGAATCCATATGGTATAGGGCGTGGTAGAGCAAGAATACCTGAAGGATATCAAAATCCTTTGAGTGCAAGCACATTTCAAATAGGACCGGATGAGCAGCAATCCTTTTGGGAACAGTTAATGAAAGTTATAGGTACTCAAACTGCTACTGCCCGGAATGTTGCAACCGAGCAGTCTGTCCTGTCAATGGCAAGTGATCCTGCCCGAGCTGCATCATTGCGTGGCGTGGATTATAGGTCCGGTATGGCACTGGAAAAGGGCGGTTTTGATTTAATGAAATGGATTGAAGAATATAACAGGCAGGGAGTGCAACAAGCATTTCAAAACAGAATGGCACATAAACAATATCAACTTGCCAAAGAAGCACAGGAAGGAAGTTTTTGGGATGATTTAATGAGCATACTCACACCTGTTGTTGGTGGTGCCGGTTATGCGTTTGGTCAAAGTCTATTTAAAAATTAGAGGTTATTACAATGCCACAAAAAGATACGAGTAGTGCCATTGCTGCATTGTTGGGTGTAGGTTTAGGCAATATGTATATGGGATATCAGGCAAAGTCTAATCTTGAAAATGAGGCACTAACGCGAAAAAAAGAAGAAGATGAAAAGCGCAAACAGAATTTTCTTGATAAGGTTTACCAGTATCATTTAGGCGTTTATTCTGATCCCAATGTTCCAATGCCTACAAGAAAAGAATCAGGCGATTTTTTAAATACAGTAACAGAGCAGATTTTAGGACCGGCAGGAACCCATACTCCCCAAGCACAGGTTCCCGGCATGGGTATGCTTGATACGGGACCGGAAAGGCGGTTGTCTTATTTCCGCACACCGGAAGCATCACCAAAGCCGGAACTTGAGTATCCTGCCGGTTTTGATATGTGGCCTACTGCTGCTAAAGAAAAGTGGTTACGGCAAAGCGGTATGGTTGCAGGTGATGCACAAACTGCACTTGACAAACTTAAAGAGGATAAATACCGTTCTGATATTTCTTTGACTGAAGAAAAAATATTAACCGAAAGGGAAAAGCGTAAAGATAGGCCGGGTGACACCATTCCACCAGATGCAAAATTGCAGTTAAATGCATTCAAAGAAAAAAACAGTATTTTAAAAGCGGAATTATCAGATTACTATGATAAAGATTTAGGTGGATACCTGCCTGAACATCAAGACAGGGTGGATGAGATACTTGCGGAACTGGCATGGAACAGTGATAAAATATCAGAGATATCCGGGATTGATCCATACGATAAACATGCCGATAAAGCCGAAAAATATTATCAGACCATGATGAACAAAGGCTATACCGATGAGCAGTCTTATTATTTAACAAAAATGTATTTATCCTATATTGAAGCCGGTATACCTGAAGAACAGGCACAATTGATGATTCAAAGAAGGCTAAAAAAATAATGTCCACTTTTAAAGAGGCACAAAAGAAATTTGGTCAAACTGGTGAAGGATTAGCACCTACTTATAAAGATGCTAAATCAAAATATTATGGTGATATCTACCAGAAGTATGGTGTTACGGAACCTGAACCTGCACCAGTAGAAACTCCCGGATTACAACCGGCACCGGTGCAAACTGGCGTGGTTGCCTTTCCTGATCCGGTACCTGCACCTGCAGCTTCTACTGATACATCTGGCGTGACATATCAACCTGCACCTGAAGAAACACCGGTTGAGGATGTGGTGAATGTCAGCCGGTCATTTGTGGATAATATTGCAGAAGCGTGGAGTCGTGGCCTTCGTGGTGTGGAACTGGATGCACTGATGTATGAGGCATCTTTAGGTTTGCAGGATTATAAGCAAGTCGCAAAGATGCGTGAAACCTTTGAAAAGAAAATGCAGTCTGATCCGGTTAAGGGCACTAATTGGTTGTCAGACAATTTATATAAAGTGGTGCAGATGGCAGGTCCTATGTTGAAAGGTTATACCGAGGGCGGTGCATTGGGTGCCACCTATGCTGCCGGTGCATTGGCTGCTGGGCAAATGGGTCCACAGGCCATAGCACCTGAAGAAGTTATTACCATGCCTGCTGCATTCGCTGCCGGTATGATGACAGGATCAGGCTTTTACTGGTACAGACAGGGTGCCGGGCAGATGTATGGTGAAATGAGAAAGTTGGGAATTGATGATAAAATTGCAAAGCCTTTATCACATGCTGCCGGTGTACCATACGCTGCCATTGAATTTAGTCAGGTATCAAAGATCATTCCCGGAATGAAAAGGCTTGCACTGGATACGATTAGGGGAACTGCAGCTCAAATTATAAAGAAGTTGGTTACGAAATACGGTCAGAATTGGGCAACGGAAGTATCTGAGGAAGTATTGCAGGATATATTAATGTTTTCCACAAAAGAGTTTTCAAAAGCATTATCAAATGAAATAGATAATACTGCAATCGGGCAATCTGCACCGGGGGAATGGTTAAAGTCTATCTGGAATACTACATCTGAAGTTGCTATACCAATGGCATTTTTGCTTGCGCCGGGTGCTGCTGTTACCGGCGTAACTGCCGAGAGAATAAAGCCGGGTGAAGAAGTAACGGAAGAAGCACCAAAAGAATTTAGAAAACTGGAAGGCACACGTGATGCGGTCCGGTTTGCGCTGTCTGAGGATGTGACCAGTGATGAGATAAAAGCGGAAATTGAGCGATTAAAACAATCTGAAAAATTAGAAGATAAACAGCAAATTCCACTATTAACTGAAGCATTATCAGTTAAAGATGATACCTATTATGTTATTGAGGAAGGTGAATTTGTTGAGGTTGACAGACCTAAAATTATAGATGAGGTTGTGCAGGAAGAATCTGAAAACCTTAGAGTTGAATCAGATGTACAGGAATTAAAAACATCGGTTGAGGATGCCGGTCAGGTATTAACACCGGATCAGGAAAAAAGACTTGCCGATATTCTTCGTGAACCATTGCCTGAAGAAAAACTACCTACTGTTGAAGAGAAAATTACTGCAATGGAAGAAAAAGCGGAAAAGGTTGCAGAGGAAGAAAAAGGCGCAAAAGTAAAATTTATGATTACCAATGATGATAAAAAAAGACTTGGTGATCTTGGTTACTCTGCTGCCGATATAAAGAAAATGAAACCGGATGATGCACAGACAATTATAAATCAGCAAACACCTGCCGGTAATAAACCGATTACAGACAGGCAGACGTTCCGAGATGAAATGAAAACTAATTTCAATCTGGATGATATGCAGGCCGATGCCGTTGCCGATATTGCTGATGCACGTGCAGAAACGTGGGCAAAGCAGACAGGGAATAAAAAAGAAGATTGGTATAAAAGACGGATTGCCGGGATTAGAAGGGGGCAGGCACCTGAAACAGAAGAAAAATTATTTCAAAAACGTACACCTGAAGAAATAGAGCAAAATCTAAAAAACTGGTTTCGGAAATCCAAAGTCACTGATGAAAAGGGAAAACCAAAAGTAGTTTATTCCGGTCATTATAATGTGTTGGGATATGGTGAAAAATATAAACCATACGCTTCCGAGTCAGGTGGATTTTATGCAACCGAAAGTCCAGAAGTGGCAAGTAATTATGCCACAGGTAAATATGAAAGAAAAGGATTTACTGAGGGTGAACAGTATAAATTTAAAAAAGGCAAAGGATTAAAATATTCTGGCAGGTTGTGGAATCAGGAAATGACACCGAAACAGCACAAAATTATTGAGCAGATGAAAAATGAAAAGGATGAAAACGGGGAAGCGGTACATGCGCTTGCATGGATGGATCAGTGGATAGAAGATAATGCTCAATATGACAAAGAAGCATACAGAATGAAACTTCGTGGTGGCAGTAAAGACTTATGGAGTATATATAAATTTTATGAGTGGATGGGTGAAAATATTGTTTATGCCGACATGGAAGATAAAACACCTACTTATCTACGGGAAGATTTATATACTGCGTTTGAGGAAATACTTAACCGGATTGGTGCAGATTGGCAGTCAACTGACAGGTCGCAACCGGGCGTGTTTCCACTTTATCTTTCAATACAAAATCCGATAGTCATACAGGATAAATTCCCGGATGATGTACTGGCTGCATTAAAACAAAAAGCAAAATATGAACGTGAAAAAGAAGATTGGCGTGAATCGCTAAAAATGTTTGTGGAGTCTATTGAACAGGATGAAAAAAATAAAGCAGAAAATCCTAATTATAATCCTACATGGTCAACACAAATTCCGAAAAAAGCGGTAAAGATATTTAAAGAACATGGCTATGATGGCATACAGGATCGTGGTAATAAGATGGGTGGTGGTCCAGATCATAATGTCTGGATAGCATTTGATCCTAATCAGATAAAATCTGCAACCGGAAATATAGGAACTTATGATCCTGCAAAAGAAAATATACTTTATCAGGAACAGCAACCGGCACCTACATTTTATTCAAAGCTCGAAAACCTGATCAATGAAAAAATGCCAAATAAAGCAAATTCGGATCAGGTCAGGAACATGATTAAGAAGGGTGGTATCAAAGAAGAAGAATTACAATACTCCGGTATCGCTGATCTTTTAAATGAAAAAGAATCTGTTACTAAGCAGGAAGTGCTTGACCGGTTTTATGAAAACCAGATTGAATTTACAGAAGTAATTTATGATGATAGTGGCGGTCAACTGTATTATACACTGGATGAGGGATTTACCTACGAGCATACACAGGTCACACCGGAATTTAGACAGTTACTTATTGATTATGTCAAACAAAGTGATGCCTATATTGATAATTTGCAAACTGATCCTACTGGTGATTTCTTAGATGAGCGTACTGAACTGGATGCATTGGCTAAGCAATTGCAGGATCGTGGTGTTCAAGTCAGATATAATGTTGATGGTTATGTTGATGAGCTCTTTCGTGGTGGTCCGATGCGTGGTACCAGATATGAAGAATATACGCTGCCCGGTGGTGAAAAATATCGTGAAATGATGTTGACCTTACCCACTGTCAGAAGTAAAGATCAGGAAAAATGGCTTGAGGAATTAACGAAAGTAGAACAGCAAATTCGGGATAAAGTTGAGGCCGATGTAAGGTCAAAAGAAATAAATGATAAGCTTGATCAAATAAATCGTTTTATTGTCGGTACTTGGCAATGGGCGTGGGAACAAACATTACCTGAATTACAAGAAGAAATAACCAATGAACTTGAGGCCGAGAAACAATTCAGAATAAGGATGTTTAAAAGGCGTGGTGATACGCCTTACTCTGCTGAAAAAAGAGTTGAATCTGAATGGTCTGGAATGCGAAACAAGGTTGTTGTTGATTTAAAACAATTATATCAGGATAAACTACATTCAAGGCACTCTAAAATTGTGGGTGATCTTCAAAACCGGGCAGAGATATTAAGGTCACATATTGCAAAGGTTGAATCTGATAAAACAAATGTATTTACTGAAGGTCATTTTGAGGAACCTAACGTGTTGGCACATGTGCGGTTTAAAGAAAGAATGGATAAAGACGGTAAAAAAATATTATTTATTGAGGAAATTCAGTCTGATTGGCATCAAGAAGGCAGGAAGCGTGGGTACAGGGATGAAAAAAGACTTGAACAGATAACTAAAATATTGGGTGATCTGGATCAGCAAAGATTAGATTGGATTGATAAAATAGAGAAAGAGGAAGGTGTCTCAATATTTATAGCTCAAACTGCCGATGGTGGATGGGGATATTCAGACATGTTAGAACAAAAAGATGGTGATTATAAAAAATTAGCCTATATCACACCAGAAGGCAATCTTACGTTGTTAATACCAGAATCTACTAAAGCAGCAAAATACTTTCAGGAAATTGCTGATATCAAAAAGCAAGTATTTAAACTGGATCAGGAAGGCGTAAATTTGCGTATTGGATTACCAGATGCACCATTCAAAAAAACGTGGCACGAATTGACATTTAAGCGTATGGTCCGATGGGCAGCCGAAAGGGGATTTGATTCAGTAGGTTGGACAACCGGCAAGCAGCAAATTGATCGGTATGAATCTGCAATAAGGAAAAATATTGATGAAATAGAAGTTATTGGTGTATTGGGTATGCCAAATGCAAGACTTCTTAGATTTAGCAAAAACAATAAACAAGTTGTATCAATGAACATTGATACTGAAACTGGTAAAGTAACTGATGCGAGTTCTGAAAGTTATAGGTTAAAGGGGGCACCTTTAGAAAATGTTGTTGGTAGGGAAATTGCAAATAAAATTCTTTCCAGTAAGGGTGATATCACAATTGCCGGTGATGATCTTTCAATCGGTGGTCAGGGAATGAAGGGGTTTTATGATGATATGCTTGTCAGATATGCTAACAAGTTTGGCAAGCGGTATGGTGCAAAAACACAAAAAGATGAAATTGTTGTTGGTAAATCACCAGTAAATATTGCGCAAGATGTTGATTATGTGGTTGAGGAACCGGGATTTATGAATGAGGTTACTGATATTCACAAATTGCCAATTACAGACGATATGCGTTTTGCTGTCATTAATGAAGGAATGCCACTGTTTCAGGAATACAAGGGTGCTACACAATTCCTTGATGATGGCAGGGCAATCATCCATGCTTTTGAAAATGCCGATGTGTCCACAGCAATACATGAACTGGCACATATCTTCAGGCGTGATCTTAATATCGAAGATGATATTACCGTTTTAAAATGGACCGGACAGAAAACGTGGAACAGGAAAGCAGAAGAAAAATTCGCACGTGGTTTTGAAAATTATCTCCGTACCGGTACAGCACCAAATGAAAGACTGATCGAAATATTTGAATCTTTTAAAGAATGGTTAAAAGAGATTTACGGACGGATCAAGGGTACTGCTATTGATGTTGATCTGTCACCTGAAGTAAAAGATGTGTTTGATAGAATGCTCGGTGTTGATGTAAAAAAAGCAAAACCTGTCAAACAACCAGAAGGAATATTAACAGTACGCCAATGGGTAAAATCAAAGGGTAAGATCATCCGGGAACATTTAGCAGAGCATGGCATTGCCTATAAAGAGGATCGTGGTTTATGGAATATGACTGCTGCAAAGCCGGGTGAAGGAACTGGCCTTGATGATCTGGCTGCTACGGCAATTGAGGAAGGTGTAATATCGCAACCACCTTCAAATTATAATCCTACTGATTGGTTTATAGAAAAGTTAAGAGATAATGCACCATTGCATGTTGAATCAATGGATTTGGGAATTTCTGAAGAACAGATTGAACTGATGAGACAGCAAGAAGTTGCTGATGGTGCCATACCTGCTGATTGGGAAACTGACACCTATAAAAAATATTTACGTCATAATATCTTGTTTCAGGAAGGTGAATTTAAGGGTGAATCAATGTTTGAGGACCCAATGATTCAAGTTCACCTGTCAAAACTGATCAAAGATAAAATAAAACATATCTCTCAAGGCGTTAGAAAAGGAAAACAACTTGAGCGTAAAAGATTAGAAGATGTGAAAATGCTGATCCAGAAGTATGCCCGAAAATATCTGCCACCAGAAGCAATTTCACGTGGGCAAGTTGGTCCGCTTTTAACACAGGTCGCAAAGGCCAAAAATTTAAAAGATGTGGACAAGGCTTATAAAAAGATAGATGCCATTGCAGAAAACGTACAAAAAAGAACTGGCCTTGAACGTATTAAAAATCTGATGGTCCGCTATGAGCCAAAGGTTAAAAACATGGTACCACGTGGTACCACCTTGACACCGGAAGTATATAAAGTTTTAAGAGATTTACGTGATGTGATGGGAATGTCAGAGGAAGGTGTGAGAGAAAAACAGGAACAGATACTTGAGCGCATTAATTTAGAAGGCCGGGAACCTACAACTGAAGAAGAAGAAATACTTTATCTGTATGGCGTATTTGGTGATATGGCAGGCAAGGATGCTGCCGGTGTTGCACAGGCCATACGTGAATTAAATACACTGATCGAAAAAGGTCAGACTGAACACCGGATACAGGAAAATATCCGCTTGCAGGATATGGCAAGGATCAGGAACAGGGTAGTGCATATGGTCACCGGTGGGAAGGGGGTATTATCACAGGAAGAAATGAGAGCAGAAGGCCGGGATAAAATTGATAATATATTCAAGTCATTTGACAATATGCAGCAATCGTTTGAATGGCTTATGGATAAATTATCCCGGTACCATAAAAAAAGTAAACCTTTACGTGGATTTTTAAACACTGAATTTGGTCGGGATGTTCGCTATGCCCGGAATGCAGAAAATCAGGGCATACGTGAATTGATGCAATTGATCAATGATAAAATGGAAGAAATATACAAGGTTAAGGGCAGGAAATTATCCCGGAAGCTCCGGAAGAATAATGAACGTCAAAAAACCGGTGCATTTATCACAAAGATGGGAGAGGACGGAAAAGAAAAACAGATTGAACTGGAAATGTCACAAAATGAGGCTTATAAAAAATGGCTTGAATATCTTGATCCAAAACTTCAACCTACCTTTGAAATGATGGGGTGGACAGATGAGACTTTCAAAGCAGTCGAAAAATTTCTATTACCGGAAGTCAAGGAATGGGCGTTATGGCAAATCAATGAGTTTTACCCGGATTATTATGAGACAATCAATAAAACATTCCGGGAAAGGTTCTTTGTTGACCTGCCGTTCAATGAGTTCTATACACCGATATCCAGAGATAAGAAGGGCGAAACTGATGATGATCCATATTTAAAGGACCGGACACAATACGGTACTACTTTAAATAGCAGTTTAAGATCGCGTGTGGACAATACACATGGTTTGCGGTATGTGGATGGTGATCAGGTGCTTATGCAGCACATCCTGCAAATGGAACATTTTAAAAACTGGACACATACGGTAAGAAAACTTAGAAGCATATTTAATTCTGACGAAGTATCAAAGGCCATTAAGCAGTATCATGGTCAGAATATGCTGCAAGTTTTAAATAAAATGATTGATGATCTGGCACGTGGCGGTGTGGACAGAATGCTTGTCACAAATGCACTTGATAAAATTAGGGCGAATTTTACACGTGCGGTATTGGGTATCAATCCGACTGTATTTTTAAAGCAGCTTACTTCTTTCCCGGCATATGCATCTGATATACCGGTAAAGGATTTTATAGCAGGTGTGGTTGATTTTAATAAACATCCTATTAAGTCTACAAAAACATTAATGAGTTCTGAAATGATGAAAGCAAGGTACTCGGTAGGATTTGAACGGGATATCATGCTTGCAATGAAACAGTCTATTCCTAAGAAAATGTCTGGCGTGAATGACCTGTCAAATGCTCTGATGTTATTTACAAAGTTGGGTGACAGGGCAGCAATCCTTTATGGTGGGTGGTCAGTCTATAAATATCATTATGATCAGCAAATTGAGGAAGGTGCCGGTCCTGAAACAGCACATAAAAATGCATTAAATGAATTTGAATCTTCGACTAAAAGAATGCAGCAAGCAGGTGATGTTGAGGATTTGGGCGAAATACAAAGGATGGGAAGTTGGGCAAAATTATTTACAATGTTTATGACTTCACCAAATCAGTACTACCGGGCAGAAGTTGGGGCAATCAGAAATTTAATTGCAGGCCGGGGATCAAAAACAGAAAATGTAAAGCGGTTTGTGGTGGCGCATTTTGTACTGCCTATGATGTTCCAGTTTGCTGCATCCGGTTTTAGGTGGGAAGATGAAAAGCAATTACGAGCTGCTTTGCTCGGTTCATTCAATGGCTTACTTATACTTGGTGATTTTCTTGAAGGATTATTTGATGCACTTTTTGCCGGTTCACTATCAAATGTGGATTTCTTAACACATGAAAGACCACTTGAACGGTTTCAGAGAGTAGCAAAGGAAATTGGAAAAATAGTACGTGGCAATGAAATTGATCTTGAAACATTCCTTAATATTACAAATGAACTGGCAAGTGCTACATCTAAATTTGTTGGTGTTCCTTTTGATCCGGTCAAAAGAATTACTACCGGAATATATGAAGCAGCAACCGGTGGTGATATCAGAAGGGCACTCGGTTATTCTGAATTTGCATTGAAGAAAACATTATTGGATCAGGCACAGGATATGATTGATCGGGATCAGGTGCCACGTAAAGAAGCAAAGGAAATGATTAGAAAAATACGTGTCCAATTAACCAAAGCAAAAAAGGAAAAGGACACTGAAAAAATAGAAAAATTACAATCTCTAATAACTCAAATTAGGGCAAAACATGGCCTTTAGTGAGAAGGGGGTATTATGAAGTTAGCAATTGTTTTAATTTTACTAATTTTGGTAAGTCTGTCATACGGGCAAAATGATGAGGTCCAGTATTGGGGATTGCCACAATTTCAAGATTCAATCAGGTGGGGTACTGCATTTAGGGATACTGATTCATTAAGGCTTGTGGGAACATTACCTTCATATATGTGTGATTCATTATCTTCTGATACTTTATTTACAGATATGATGCCCCTAAAATCAGACGGTGTTGAGGGTATTCTTACAATGACATTCTCCATTGATTCTGTTGATGCACGTGCTGATTCTGTCACGCTGGATGTAAGATTTTATTTCGATAAAGATACACATCCAAATCAGTTTTGGGAACCGGGTTGGTATAACATCTGGCGCAATATCAAATCTGATTCGCTTTATGTTATGAGGAATATTCCTGCTGATTCTGCATGGTGGGAAGGTCCGTCAATCGGTTGGCAGTTTAGATGTATCCGGGGTGATGCAAAAGATGATTCACTTTCAAGGCCACATGTAGGAATATTAAACCGATAGGTTATATAATGAAAACAATCATTTTTATTATACTGGCCTTATCATTATCGGTGTTTGGTCAAACAAAATATTTTTTGCCGGTACCTGTTGAATCATCTGATGGTAGGCCGATAAAAAATGCAACGGTACAGCTTTATCAAAGTGGTGTAAAGCAGTATGATTTAACATGGCTTGATGCCGGGTGGTATTATTGGACAAATGGCTCTGATTCTGTTGTTGCCGGTGTGTATGATGTTTATGTTGCCGGTGTTTTATGGCGTACAAATATTGGCATCATATATGATAATAATTATGTGGCTGCAGCTCAAAGTGTGGTTGCTGAAAGTCTGCATGTTCCAGATGATGTGACGATAGAGGAATATAATTCCGGTAGAAATTTACGTGTTAAAGATTTGGGAATATCAAATGAAAAATTAGCCGGTTCAATTACAGATGATAAATTGAACCAGATAACTACATCTGATAAGGTTGCAGGTAGTGCAGTTGAGTTAAATGCCGATGGTGCCTTGTCAGATGATAGTGGACTTACAACATTGGTAGATGATGCTGCTATTACAAAAAGTAGTGGTGTGCTGACAATCAAAACTGGTGGAGTTGATTCATCACATTTTGGGGATGGTGCAAGGGCATATATGAATGCGTTGTTGTCTGATTCTGCCGATACGGTGATGATCACAAATTTACCAGATGGTGTTTCGATTGGATATAAGACTGCTACGGATACGCTTGAAATAAAACGTGTTGATGATAGTGTGATAGTGGATATACCTGCTGATGTTGTTTATGGTCAAAAACTTTCTACACCATATAAAAGACAGACAAGTGAATATAGAAGAATCATAAAACGCAAAAGAACCAGATACCCGGAAGCTATTGCCTATTATGATTTACATGCACATACCGGATTTTGGGAAGGTGTTGATGTATTAGATTCAACAATTATAGATTCTGGTGAAATTGCAAATAAAGATTTTTTTAATGGATTGTTTTTGATAAACGGTCAGATAGCATATGAAGATTATAGACCTTCAGCAAATAAAAGTGACAGGTATGAAAATTCTGGAACACAGAAAAAAATCAGACCAATCACAAACGGTGTTGTAAATAATTATTACGGTTTTTTTGATAGGACAATAGCAGACGTTGATACAAATTATATGATGGATGCACCGGGGGATACTGTTTATTTTTATGACCAGACCGGGAACGCAAATGATTGGTATATATGGGATGTAACTGATGCCGATGATATTGAAATAACTATTTATAATTCTTTAGCAGCAAATTCATTTGCCATAGATACAACACAATATGATTTTATTAAGAATGAGTATTATGTTATTTCTTTTGAAAGACGAAATGATGATACCACTACCGTAACTAATTATGTACAAGTGCAGGCCGGTGATCAGGATTACTTATTAAGTGTATTAGCTGTTGATGATAGTACATGGCATAAAACTGAAATATTATACAAACATACAGGTGGCTTGGTTAAGTTTAATCATGCTTTGGGTAATACTGGACGAACAACACATTATAGACGATTGAAAGTTGGTAGAATACTAAATCCAGATAATTGTATTTTTACAAAGCCATATTATGTTAGTCACATAAGAGATGCACTGCAAAATTATCCAGATGTCGTGATTGATACAACGAATTTAACAAATGCGTCAACATCATTATTTCATATCACACCATTTAGGGGGTTACAGGTTAATATTGAGACTCACATGGATTACCTTACCATAGATACAGTATTTGTTGATAGTGTTAATGCTAATACGGCTGATATAAAACTTGTGTTTGATAATCAGTCAGATACCTTGTATGAGGTTGGTGATACTGCCTTTGTTGCGTCTATTGAACCACCTGAATATGTGGGTTATAAGGTTATTACTGTCGCAGATAGTGATACGGTTGTATTTAGGCAAAATACTTATGACTTTGATCTTACAGACGGAAGCGGTTTTATTTGGCGACCTGAGTGGGATTATGATATACCATTTACCTTTGATACTGAGTTAACAGGAAGAACACAAACAGTATTAATTATATATGGTAGTGATTGTCAATTCAACGGTGGTTTGTATGACACTCCTTGGTCATATAATGAATATAATCAGGAAAATAGGGTTTTAATCTGGTTTGATTTTATGACCGATTTAGATGATGTTAAATATTTTTATGAACATACAAAAGTTTCCAATAGAATATTTGGTATTATGTGTTTTGCTGATGAGTTAACGGGGCCACAAAAATACAAAATATGTCAGAAGATTTCAGAGGATTATAAATCTATTTTTATGGAAAGTTGGGCCCCTCAATTAGAATGGGAGCCGTTCAGGGGATACTGGCTTGAGAAACTTTCTTTATTCAGAATAGATAACAGGAAAAATAATTTAAATGTATTTGAAAGAAGTTCTTCACTCGTAGAGTGGGGTGATAAAGCGGGCAGAGATAGCCTTGTTATGTTTTTTAATTCAGGCGGTGAAAAAGGCTATAATCCGGGCAATCAATTATCCTATGAGTTTAGTGCGGATAATAAAATTTATATGATGGTATCAGATGACAGGGGGGAAACATGGGGAAAACCTTCGCTTGTATATCAAGGTGAAAGTGGGTTGATAACTCCGGGTGATACTGTTTCGGTCGGTGCCGGATATTCTTTTATTTCACCTGATGATAGCCTTGTATTGGCGTTGGGGCAGTTTGATACTTTACCCTCTCCTACATACAAGCCAGACGGACAGAAGGTTTGTTTTCTAAAAACAGGTGATCTTTCAAATTTTAGGTTTATTGATGCGAACGGGTCAACTTATGCTTCTGCCGCATGGAGCGGCATAAAACATATAGGCTCTGCCGACACAATAGGAATACCGTGTTATTATCCTATTAATGGTAGCAATAAGCATTTTATATTAAAAAGCACAGATTCATGTAAAACTTGGATAGCCGATACCTGTGTTGTGGATTTAAATCAATCCGATGTTAGTGAGTGGACTTATGTTAGATCGGCTAACTGGCTTGGTAATGGATTAATTGCAACACGTAATGATGTGGGGCTATACGGATATTTATATGAGACAAGTGATAACGGTAATAACTGGACGCAATTTACTCCATATAACTGGCAATACAGAGGCGGTGATAGTGCGCCTGTTGCATTGGCCTACCTCCCGGATGGCAGGGTGATAGCAGCCATGAATGGATTGACAAGGAATAGGACATATTTTGCCGAGAGTTGGGATAGGGGGCGGTCTTGGCGGTCAACAGGGTTTTTGGGTGACGAAGAAGGGGTCGCTTTCGACTTTGCCGGTAATGCCGGTAATCCTACATGGCCTTCAATGTTACCGTTTAGCAGATCAAGATTTTCATATTTTAATATTTTGGTTACTGCAGGTGATCATAATTTAGATAAGTATAATGACAACACAATATTTATGGTATGTGATGAGGGTGAAGATAACAAAAGATGTGGCAGAAACTTTTTTAGGTTTATGAAAAAATGATAAATCAATTAGGACAACCGGACTTTTGGCAGCACATGGTTTTAGGTGCTTATGTGTGGATGCTGCTATGGGTATATTTACCTGAAAAGTGGCAATTATATCAAAGCAAAAAAAGAACATTATTTTTATATGTTATGTTGGTTGCTGTTTTGTATGATGGATCAGAGTATTTCTGGAACATGGATGCATACGGTGGTGGATTTCAGCATTATATGAAAGATACAATAACAGATTTGGTGGCGGTGTTAATATCATGTTTATTTTTTATAATAATTTTAAAGGAAAAGAAAAAATGAAAATACTTTTATTTTTGTTAATTCCAATATTATTGTATGCACAGTTTAATCCACAGGATGCAAATACGACAAATGTCTGGCGTGGTGATCTTAGCAAAACATTGGAAGTTGATAGTGTGACCACATGGACAGATCAGATTGGTTCTTATGCTGCATCACAATCAACTGCCAATGCAAAGCCTTTAAACGGCACACATTATTTAACATTTGATGGTGACGATCATTTATCTGTTGCATCACCTTCGCCAAATCAGGACGTAGGCACAGGTGATTTTACATGGAGTGTTGGATTTAATGTGACTGATCTTACAAGGGATGATTGGGCGGGGAAGTATGTTAATTCTTCTAATTTTTTTCAATTTTGGCAGTCAAATGGTCAAGTTGCAATACAATATAGATTGGCTGGTGTGGATGCTGTATTGGCCTTGTCTGTCAATGCTAATTTATTTACAGCAAACACCTTTGTTGCGATGGTGGTTACGTGTGACAGGGATGGTAACGCTCAATTTTATATATCGGATAGTGGAGCGGTTTCTACAACAACGACAACAATGACCACAACGAATATTGATTTAAATACTTCATTCCAAATCGGATCGAGAAGAACTACTGCAAATTATATGACAGGCGATTTATATTATATTCAATTAGATAATACATTAAGAGACGCAACATGGGCAAGTAATATGATTAGTTTTTTGGAGTCTGGTTATTCAAAAGGAAATTTTAATCCTTCAAGTGGTTATGAACAAAGGCATACAAAAATTACAAATTTAAACAGGCTAAAAAGGCATTGACATGAAAACCATTCTATTAATATTTATTTTTTGAGAAAATATTATGACTTTTGAAACAGCATACAATATATTGATTGCACTGGAAGGTGGTTTTGTAAATCACAAATATGATCGTGGTGGAAAAACAAAATATGGAATAAGCCAAAGGCAATACCCAGATATTGATATAGAAAATCTGACAAAAGAAAAAGCAATGAAAATTACTAAGCGTGATTACTGGAACAAGCTGTCATGTGATGAGTTTGACAATGAAGAATTAAAACTTGAAATGTTGGATTTTGGATTTGTTGCCGGTACGTCCAGATGTGCAAGATATTTGCAGCAAGCGTTAAATCTGATGGGATATGATTGTATAGTGGACAGCATCATAGGACCAAACACTGTAAATCAGGCCAATAGAGCTTGCAGGAAATATGCAAAAGCACTGTTGGCTGCAATAAGAGGTTTTGAATTTGAGCATTTCAAAAGATTGGCCTTAAAGGATGAATCTCAAAAGGCGTTTATAAAAGGATGGTTAGCACGAATATAAATTCTCCACTAAGGGGAGTATGTTAAACAAAAGAAAGTAGGGGGTACTTATGTCATTGTGGGATCAAATTCTTGATTTAGGCGTACCATTGGGATTAACGATATTGAAAAATATCGGTGATTCTGCTGTTGATGGTGCTACTGCACATTCTGATCTGAAAAAATCTATGTATCTGGCACATGGTACAATCACCTTTTTTGGTGAAAAAATTGCCAATGATACTGAAAATGATTATGACGATCAGGCATTGCAGGCTGCCAAAGAACTGATTGAGGATACGCTTACCGAGGCAGGAATACCAATTCCGGTATATCCACCAGAAATATTTACTAATCCTGAACCTGCACCTGAACAATGATTGAACAGGTAAAACAGTTTGCCGGGAGTGATACAAAACACTGGTATCAATCCCGGCAAATATGGTTGGGAACTGCACAGATTTTGTGGGGATTATATCAAACAGAATTTGAATGGATTAGTACGGGCATCGGTACCATATGGTTGAGATTTACTAAAAACAATCCAATAAGGCGAAATAAAAAACAATGAAATATGTGATATATGTCTCAATAATATTGCTGATCATTTTAGTAAGTTGTGGATCAGTACGTTCAAATTTAAAGCAATGCAAAGCAGACCGGGATATGTACAAAAAAGCATATCATCAAAGTCTGCTGCGTGAAAAAACTTATCAGATGATTGCTGATTCTCTTCAAGTCGAAATATGGAATTTACAAAGTACGCTTGATTCAGTCAACAATAAACTTAGAACATACCTGGATGTTTATAAGTGGGAAGTTAGAGGGGATACCATTCTGGCAATACCACCATACCGTACCGACAATCCAATTATAGATATTAGAAAAAAGGATTGGTGACATGGGGGAGTATCAAAAAGAATTACTTAAATTTGATTTTAATAAGTTGCGTGACCGGGCAGGTCACATAAATTCATCTGATCCGTTCAAGGCTATCCCGGATGATATTGCTCTATATTACCGGGCAAATGGAATACCTACAAAAGCACAATTGGATGAAATCCTTTCAAGGTTAAAACAATTGTCTGAAGAAAGAGAGTCGGGATTTATATCAAAAGCATTTAGTGCATTGTGGTTTAATGTGGTCCGGGAGAAAATTACACTAACACCTAAAAAACTTTTATGGATACTGACACATCTTGATAAACTGGCCTTCTTCATCAAGGGTGAAACAGCTAAAGATATTTTGCTTTTTGTCGATAATATAGCAGACAAGATTTATGCTAATTTGGATTGATTATGGCAGACAGAAGAAATGCAAAAGATAGAAAATCTGATAGAACAGAAAATAAACTTATAAAATATTTACATTATACTGGCCTGATTTGTGTAGGCTATATTATTAAATCATATCGTGTTGCACAAACAATTGTTGTTGATGCCGGTAAATTTGCCGGGGATATGTGGGAATTTTTTAAAGCGGAAATTGTGCCTGTTACAGTGGCACTGGTATCAGCCGGTGTATTAATATTTCAGATAATTAAGTTTGTAGTAGAAAGAAAAGATAAATAGTTATGAACAATGAAACAATTAAAAAATTTTGGCAAACATTTTCATTCTGGAAGTGGATATTATCACTTGCATTTTTCACAGGTGTTAATGTTGCTGCATTAAGGATGCATGTTACTGATACTACCATACATATGGATTACACTGAAAAAGCACAGATTGACCACATACAAAAATATGGATTTACTTTCAGTCAGGAACAAAAAGAGGATGTTATGATGAGGCTTGTTCTGGTTGAAAAAGAACTTGAATCATTAAAACTGCAATTGCGTGATTGGAAAGATGAAGGCAGGCTTCAGACACCAGATGAAAAAATATCATTAATGAAAAATGCTATGCGTGAAATGTTGTTAGAAAACGGATATAAAATCGAAAAAAATAAATGAATCAATATAAAGATTTAGCTTGCATTTTAAAAATCAATTGATTATTATTTACCATGCTTGAGGGAGTAAAAACAAATATCACTCCATCTATCCGCTATCTGCGGATTTTTTTATCTACTGTACCGTTTACACGTGTAAACGGTTATTTATCACTATTCATATTGAGGTAAGAATTTTGGATTTTGCACCAAAGCCAAAAACAAAAATTATTGCAGCACGTGTTGATGATGATCTACATGAATGGGTCATGGATTTGGTTGAAAGGCGTATCTGCACAAAGTCTGAAATTTTTATTGAAGCACTGACCGATTTAAGGCGCAAAAAAGATTTTCAAAAACATAGAATGCTGAGTGTTCAGCAAAGTAAATAACAGTCATATAAAATGGGAGAATTTGCTATGATGGAAATATTAAATAACATCTTGACACCTATTTCCTTTACTATCTTGGGTGTCTGCTTTATGATCTGCGTGACGATCATTTTGTATAGTAAGGGCCAAACTAATTATTATTTACGAACTGAACGCAATCCATTTAACGGAAACACTGAAAAAGAAACTGAATTTATCAGCAAGGGTAAAAACGGAAAATGACGCTGACAGCGCTCAAGTTAAAATGGCAAAGGCAATATGACCTGATCAAACATATTAACGACGATCAGGCGAAGGTCATTAAACGTTTTTTGGATGATCTTGAAAAAATAGAAGTAACTGAACAATTTACTTTATTTGAGGTATTTGACAATGACAAACAAAAGAATTATTGAGGATGGTAATTATACCAAAGTAGAAAGTCTGGATGATAAGGGGCCGGGGGGCGCACATCATATTTACCAGATAACTGCATCAACTGAACGTGCGGGCCATGCAGAATTTACACAGACCATGATCTTTTTCCAGAAGGGGGCAATTGAAGAATCTGGTGTCAATGGCTGCCATAATGAAGATTTAATTAAAATCGTTATTGACCGTTTGGAAAGATTTCAGGAAGGACCATTTCCGAGTCAATTTAATGAACGGGCGATTGCACACCTTTTCAAAGCACTGAATGTTTTAAACCAGAGGACACAGGAACGGATTGCAAGAGGGGTGGAAGGAAAACTGGAAAAATGAAAAGATTATACCGGTCAATATTCTGGTTAAAATTAAATCTGTTTCACCTGAATCTCATATCTGAAAATTATAAGATAAGGACAATTCTATTATGGCGAAGAGTTATGAGAGCACTCTTGATCTTATTTTATCACAAAAACCGAAACTTGTAAAATCACCTGCCTGTATGGGATGTTTCAAAACGTGCATCCACAATACTGCTGTTATGGCAGATTGGAAAGCGGAACAGGTCCGGGGTATCAATGGTTGCAATACACTTTTAGAGTCACGTGTGCAGGCAATGCTGAAATACAAACTTATGGAGAAAATTGCAGATGCAATCAAAACATCCAAAGATGTATTACGAAGTTTATCATAGGTATTATCGCCGGGCGGTTTTTCAGGCTAAAACAATTGAGGAATGCCGGGAATGGTCCGGGCAGGACAAAGAATTGATTGTTAGGAAAATTAAATGAATGAATTATATGACAAACTGGTGCTGATTCTGAAAATCTTCGGAGTTAAAACCGGCATATATAATAAACTGGAACTTGGGAAGTTGTTAGTTATTCATGCCGGTTGGACCGATGATCTTTATGTATATTCGGATGAAACACTGGTTTGTCATTTTATTAACGGTTTAAATAAAAAATTCATTGATGGTGAATGGCAGGAAAAACTTCATCTAAAATACATTGAGGCTAAAGCCAAATGTCAGACACAGCAAAAAAAAGAATTTTGAAATATTTGTGTGAACATGGCAGGACACCATTGTGGACCTTGAGGGAACCAGATATAGGTGGATCATCTGCTGATTCCACTATGCGGAAACTGAGGATTGAAAACGGCATACCTATAAAATGGGAATACCGGACAAATAAAGACGGTGAAAAATTGGGCGGTACCGATTACTGGCTTGATTGTGATCCCGGATTGATTGACATTGAAAATCTATGTGTCCGGGCACCTGTTTTTGTGCAATCAGAAATGGACCTTGTTGACGATATAAAAATTGAAATGTGCCCGGTGTGCGGTGGCGTGATAGGGCGGTACGGGATAGATGGTTGTCTCTGCAATGAGTAGGGGGTATTAGTGCCAAAAAGATTTACTGATACGGCAAAATGGCAAAAAGCGTGGTACCGGAAGCTGCCGATGGAATACAAACTATTCTGGAACTATCTCTGTGATGTTTGTGACTATGCTGGCATGTGGGATGTTGATCTGGAAAAGGCAGAGTTTGATATTGGGGGTCCTATTGACATAGACCAGTTAGATGTATTTTTTGGCGACAAAATATATGTCATATCAAATGATAAGTGGTTCCTTGAGCCGTTCATCGAATTTCAATACGGGCACGATATCACCAATTTAAACCGACACAATAATGCACACCTTGGCGCAATTAAAATCCTTGAAAAATATAATTTGTATCAGAATGGCAGGTCAGACCTTGTGCTTACGGATTTATGTTCTTTGAGTGAGCACCTGAGTAGGTCGTCCATAGGACCTGCCGAGGGCCATGCAAGGGGCACCGGTGGACCTGCCGAGGACCAAAGCAGGACCAAAGCAGGGGCTACCGAGGGGCAGGGCAGGGGGTCACTTGGACCAGTGGAAAAGGAAAAGGATAATAAAAAAGATAATAGTATAACTAAAGCTGTTGGTAATACTAAAAGGAAAAAATTCATTAAACCTACATTGCAGGAAGTGGAAGAATATGCCAAAAAAATAGATTACAATCTTGATCCGGTGGAGTTTATAAATTTTTACGAGCAAAAAGGATGGATGGTTGGTAAAAATAAAATGGTCAGTTGGCAGGCTGCGGTGAAATTGTGGAAGCAGAGGGATAAGAAAAAAGATATGACCACAAAGCCTGAACATTATGAGCCGGGTAAAAAATTATTATACTGGTTTGAATCCATCATCGAAGCATACCGGTGTGATGAAGAAGCAGCAATCAATGCAATGGGTATATCTGATAAAGATAAAACTTTACTTAAAAAAGAAATTGAAAATAAAAACAAAAAAAATAAGGAGAAATAAAAATGCCAAATTATGTAGACCAAAAAGTAGATGTTGATTTACACGCAAAAACAACCGGGAGAATTTCACATCCTGATAATATTGAAAGAAGTATTGCACATTTAAGACACCGGGTAGAATTATTGCGCTCAACGGTGGATGCTTTTATTCTTATTGTTCAAGAAGGTATGTCAAATAAAACTAATTCTAAAGAAGAGGTAGAAAAATTGGAAGTACCACCTACGAGGCCATTATCTACCATGCTTGAGAAGTTGCCTGAAGATTTAAGATCGGAAGCTAATGCAATTGATGGCATCCATGAAAAAATTGGTTTGCTGAAAGGTATGCTGTTATGAAATATTTAATCATAATATTTTTAGTGCTGCCATTATTCGGGCAAAGTTTTGACAGTGTGAGTGATTCTCTGGATTGGGAAATACGAAAGACAAACATCATGCCTGATGATATTGTCAGGATAACAGTTATTACAAAAACAAAAGAATATGAATTGCACGAAGCATTTGGTAGTATTCAATTTGAAGTTGATCCTCAATTTATGCATATACCATACCGGCAAATAAAATTCCATACACAGTATCTTGAAATAATTGAGTACGGATACATGGATATGGATATCTACAAAAACGGTGAATATTCCCATACAGAAAAAAGACTTAAAGACGAAGTGAGACACATCTTCACATGGGATAACATAGACAGAATTTATATCGAAAGGTAGTATTATGTCATTTATGCAATACCTTACGCCTGAAGAAGCGTCACAGGTTACGGTTGTCAATTATCTCCTTCTTCAATACCCGGATGTATTGTTCCATCATTCGCCACAGGAAATACATACAATCAGCAAATTTCAAAGATGGAAGCGAAAAGTATTAGGTACCATTCCGGGGTGCCCGGACCTGCTTATATTCCATGAAAAAAGATTTCCGATAAAAGGCGATAAAATAGAAAGAAATTATTATTGCGGTTTAGCAATTGAAATGAAGCATGGTAGGAACAGGCCAACACGTACACAAAATGATTTTATGAATAAACTTACACGTGCCGGTTGGAAATGTGAAGTCTGTTATGATTCATTAGAGGCACATGAAGTTATTGATGAATATCTTGAAAAAAAATAAAGCACTGATATTGTCAATATTTATGGAACTATTAAAGGAATGTGAGAAATGAAAGTAATTATAATTCTACTTGTATTTGTTGTATGTAGTTATGCACAAATTGATGTTACCTATTTTTATGTTTATGATTCTGTTTGTGTTGAAAGAGGCCATTTACTTTCAAAGCCAGAATATATAGAAAACAACGAAATATTCTGGATTGATTTTCCAGATAGCACAATAAAGGTTGTTATAAAAGAAGGTCACCAGATGGGCAGGTGTGTCAGGTGTAAGCAATGGATTTCATATATGAACGCATTTGTGGATGCTGATACAACTTTAATTTGGAGAAGAAAATAATGAGCTGTCCAATACCAGTAATGAATAAAGAGATACACAAAGATAAATGTGTGTGGGTGAAAGTTTATCATGAGGAAGAAGGTGAAGGTTATAATACAGAATGTAATAGATTTTTTACTGGATTTGGTAGAGATGTTTTAAAATTTGAAGCAAGTAATAAATGTCATTGCGGAAAACCCATACATATACTGGAGGATAAATGAATTATTTTGTTTCTGTGTCAGGTGGTTTAGATAGTACGGCACTTTCTATTTTAGTATCTAAAAAGATACCTGATGCAAGATATATATTTGCAGATACGGGTGATGAATTTCCACAAGTTTATAATCATCTTACTAAAATGGAAGAACGATTAAATATAAAAATAGAAACTGCTTGGAATGATAAAAAATTAGGAGAATATGAAATTGAATCTAAATATTTCCCTTCACATAAGCAAAGGTTTTGTACAAGAATGTTTAAGATTGAGCCGATTGAACGATATTTAAAAGTGTATGAGCCGTTTAAATTAGCTATTGGATTACGTGCAGACGAGGACAGAAAAGGTAATATTGCAGATTATGCTGTTTATCCTTTGCAAGAGTGGGGAATAAAGAAATGTGATGTAGTTACGATATGTCAACAATATGATTTGATTCCTAAATATCCTTGGTATATGTCAAGAGGTGGGTGTTATTCATGCTTTTATAAGAGCAAAGAAGAACTTATTGCACTGGCGCAAAATGAACCAAAGTTATTTGATGTTTTAATTGACAGGGAAGAATTAGTACAGGATAAACGGCAAGGGTATTATCCAATGTTTCACGCGCTTCAAAAAGATAAGAGAATGTATATTCCTTTAAGAAAAGTTAAAGAGATTGCACAAAATCAAAAGCAGATTGAAATGTTTGACAGGCCACAAATTTATGAAAATGAAGATTGTGGGATTTATTGTAGAAAATAATACTGGAGGATAAACAATGAGTGATAAAGAAAAATTACTTAATGCACAAAAAGAGCATGATTATGTATATATAGATCAGAACGGTGATTTGTGGGTAAAGACAGAAAAACTCACAGCCATTGAAAAGAAAGTGGATGAGTTGATTGAAAAGTATAAAGATTCAGATAATCCGTATAGAGAATGGTTTATTGAAGATTTAAAACAAATAAAGGAATTGTTATGAGATACTTCTTAATAAAATTTATACCAAAGCGATTAAAGTATTTCATTGCTATTGATGTAATTGCTTATGCAACCACGGGTAAATATTCTAATACTGTTGTACCTGAATTAACAGCAATGGATGCTATTCAAAGATATGGTGACGACCATAATATTAAATAACTCCATACAGACAGGTGAGGGGTCTATTTGGGCCAAAACCAAGGCGAATAGATGGATAATTAAATGCGGTAATCGTGCAGCCTGTCTTGTATGGATTGGAGGTAGGGATGGGAGAAAAATCACTATATGATTTATTTGAAGAAGATCAAATTGAAGATTTAATGACAGTATTTTTAAGGCAGGGGATTGAAGGAATAATGTCAGGATTTGAAAGTTGGTTATATGCAAATGGTTTAATTGATGAAGATGGCGAAAATAGATTTCGTGAGGAAAAACCATGAAACAAATATACGATTTATTTGATGACGCATGGCCTATATTTATAATATTTCCAATTTGGTTAATACTTGTTATTTACTTTATTGTGGAGTACATGATATGAAAGATATTGCCAGTAAATATGAGAAAGCATGGGAGTTGTTTTGCAAGTATTGGCTTGATATGCATGAGAATGAAAATATTGAACTTGCCGATATATATAATTTACCCGAAAGTATACCTATTGTTTCATTATTCGGCTATCTCGTCTTAGAATTTTTCCCGAAATACGGGATTAGGATAAGACAAAAATTAAGTGGCGATTGGGCTGTTGAAAAATGGTATAAGGTTGATAAAAGGTGGTGGCCTGCTGACCTGTTTTCCAAAACTCCTCAAGAAGCCATAGACAAAGCATTTGAAATACTTGAAAAACAGTTGGAGGAATAGATATGTCAGAAGAATGTAGTTTTGCTGTAGACATACAGTTAGTCAAGAAAGATTTAGATGAATCTGTGAACCCGGCAAAATATGTTTATGCCTATGAAAAGGCTATAACTCTGTGCGATAAAATACTATCCCGCATAGAGGAACTGGAAGCGGAGAATAAAGCAATAAGTGAAACAGAATCAGCATCAATACGAGACACAATAAAAGAAAACACCCGATTAAAAGAGGCGTTGGATAAATATGAATATTGGCTAACTGAAATATTGGGGATAATTAGAAATTTATATACTGGTATTCCATTGATACAGAAATTTGATAAAGAATTTTCTCAGATCAAAGCACAAAAAGCATTGACGGAATGAAAAGATGTACAGATTGTGGATATATATTTTTCTAACATGTAGGGGGTACTGGTGGATAAAAACAAAAAAGAGGTTATGGTTGTTGGTATATTATTTATTGTTTTAACATTATTATTTTTGTGGCTTACGATTAAATTAAATGCACCTGATCTGGTTGAGCCGGGCACAGATGATGTGTATGGTCCTAAAATGAAAAGCGAATTAATATATGATAAAGTTTAATAAGTCACATCATTTGATTCACTGGTGGAAAGGTACCGATACTTTAAAACTGGTTATGTATCCACCTACAAAACAAAAATTATGGTATGTGCGTATCTGGCTTGAAAGACAAATATGGAAACTGACTGAATGGATGATCCGGGAACATTGGGTGGACCATGACTGTCTGATTGAAAACTTAGAAAAATTCGGGATTGATACAAATAAAATTAAAGTTGTATCTGATCCCATATGGACCGACAAAGTACACCGGGAAGATCACGAAAAATTTACTGTTATGTTTTACAGGCCGAGAGCAGGGAACCAGTATTTTAAAGATTGGCTTTATGGTTGGGATGTTATAAAAAAAATAATGATGAATAATTCACACTGGCAGTTTTACAGGATAGATCAGCATACATCCAAATTTACTGTGATTCTTCTTCTTCAGACAACCGATATTTATATTAGACCAAATCGCCATGATGGAAGATCAAGGCTTGCAGAATTTTGCAAGCAGAACGGCATTCCGGTTTTTCATTCCCGGAAACATTATTTTAATACAGAAAATACCAAAAGGCAATTAATGGCAGAAATTGAATACCATTATAAATTATTTTTAGAGAGGAAAAAATGAGAAGATTTTTACTTATCGGTGGTGCCGGTACCGTTGGCAGAAACTTACAGAAATATCTTGAATCAAAAAAAGAAATATCAAGGTCGGTTGATTTTGTATATCAGGATGGGAACTTTATTGATATACAGGATACCAGAAGTGTGGAAAATATATTTATGAGTTATCATCCAACACATGTGATACTTCTGGCTGCTGCTGTTGGCAGGGTGTTTAATTCACTGGATCATCATAATTCACTGACAACAAATGTGATGGGTGCTTATAATATTATTCAGGCGTGTTTGGCACATAAATGCAAACTGACTTATATCGGTACTTCAGAAAGTTATGGATCAAGGTTTTTGTCTGGTGATCAGTATCCTGCAAGTGAGTTTGCGGTACCGACTGATTTTCCCATTTTTAAAGGTATATACGGAATGACCAAACTATTTGCTGAAAAGTTAGTCGAATTTTACACATTAAATCATGGCCTTGATTCATCTGTTGCAAGGCTTTTTATGTGCTATGCTGCCGATGGATCAAAGGCAAATGAAAAGACTGCAATCTCTCGGATGTTTAAATCTGCAATGAATAATGACGACATAGAGGTACATCACAATACTTCAAGATCGTGGTGTTATGTGGATGATATTGTTAATGGAATTTACAGTGTGGCGGTGCAGGGAAACAGGTTGTATAATATTGGCAATCCATATGAAAAGATATCATCTTTTGATCTGGCTACGAAAATAGCGACACTGACAAAAAGCAAAAGCGCAATTGTTTCTGTTCCTGCACCAGATGATATTTATCCACATAAAGATTTTAATATTAGTTTAGCAGAAGATGAATTAAGTTTTAAACCACAAATAAAACTTGACGATGGATTAAAAAAGGTGTGGCAATGGATGAAAAAATAAAGTTTGTATTTATACTGGCGTTAGGCAAAAAGCATCTGGATTTGGCACATAAATGTCTTGTGTCAATAAGATTGCAGACTTATAAAAATTGGTTTATACTTTTGTATAATGATACAGAATTTCCATCACAAAAAGAAATTATAAATGATCCAAAGATCAAATGGTTTAATGATGGTAAAAACAAAGGGCAAGTACACAGATTGAATCAGGGATTGCATTATCTTTTGAGTAAAGAAAAAAACCCCGATGAAATTATATATGTAAATTTTCATGGAATGGATGATCATCTATACGATATAAAAGTATTGGAAAATGTTGCACAGTGTATATGGGGATTTAATACTCAATGGCTATATGGAAACAGCAATCAGATTGAAGAAAGAGAAAAAGAATATTTGGTTAGTGCATGCAGTCCGGGATTGTATGAAAAAAAAATGTTAAAAAAGAAGAACTATATTCCGGGCGGTTCCGTATTTGTTAATCTTGAACTGTATAGGCAGGCCGGTGATTTTCGGGATTTAATGTTCGGTCAGGGTGCTGATTGGGATATGTGGTTAAGGCTTGGGGATATTGTCACACCGAGATATATTAATTATATGATTTATACAGAAAGACTTGGTACAAGTATGATCAGGCCAAAACCGAAAACACTTAAAACAAAAATATTTAACCGGATAAAGTATCCAATATGGAGGATAGAGCGTGAACTTAGGCCAATTCAACAACCGTATAAACAGAGTCAAGGCACATCTTGGAACTCTGACATTTCTTCAAGTGAGTGCACTGACAATTGACAGATGGGGCTGGCAATGGTGGTACCTGCTGTTGTCGTTGGTACTGGTTATGTTTTCATGGTTTGATAGCAGGAAAATTCAACCGAAAGAATTAGATTGGATTTATGATCAGAGTCCAAAATTTACGAGGCTATATAAAAATGTACAACAAATATTGGAACATCTTAAAGGAAAAACCAAAGATTCTACTGATAACAGGATGCGCTAATTCCGGTACCAGTTGGGTATCTTCATGTGTGGGCAGGCATTCCGAAATTAATATGCTGCACGAAGATATAGGCTATGCGGTATTGAAAGGTGTCGGGAAAAAATATAATGCAAATAAACTGGTTTATCCCCGGCAAATTCACTGGTATAAGACTGCATCAAGGTCCGGGTACCTGATTAGAAGGTTACTGCCAAATGGCGAAAGGTCCAGAATACCTATTTCAAAAATGTCATTGTGGGATTATATACAGATCGGTGCAAAAGTTATTTATGTTCTGCGTGATCCTGCTGATACAATAGAGAGCATGGGCAGGTGGCTTAAATATTCCGAAAAACAGGCAGGCCGGGATGTAAGAAAGAATCAGGAATTGGTTGCTGCTATAAAAATGTCAAGTGAATTAAAAAAATTTTATATAGTACATTATGAAAGATTTAAAAACGAAAAATATCAGGAATTGGTACTAAGAGAAATATGTATGTTTTTAAATATAAGATTTGAACCAGAAATGTTTTATGGTTCTGATTATAACTGGCTATATAAGGGGAGAACATAATTATGGTACAGCATATTTCAAATGCATTTATAGTGATGAATGTCATTATCCTTATAGTAGTATTTGTGATGATTGACACATCTTTTGCAGACAAATATCATAAAATTGTTGCATTCATGTACTGGTCAACACTGGTCATTGGAACTATTCTGTTGATTTACCGGGAATATGAAGCGTGGTTTGTGTTTCCATTTGCAAGCGTGATCCTGCTTGTAGTCTTTGCGTTGGTCAGGGCGTAAATATAGTGCCCGGTTGCAGGTGCCTCCCATTACCTGCCCGTTTTCAACCTTAATTAACTAAAAGGGTTTAACGATAGAATTGCCGGGCACTATTTAAAAGAAAGGTGACAAATATGTTAGAAATAATTTGTTGGGCATTTGCAGGGGTAGATATTTCAATGATGAATGTTGCAGGTATGGATATTTGCATATTTTCATTACACACACTATATACATCAATTTTAATTGCGTGAGAGAGTTATGAAAAAGCGGCAATATATTGGATTGCAGGTTATTAATTCATTGTTGTGGATTTGGACTTTAACATTGTATTTTATAAAATACTACTGGCCTGATACGATGATTGTGTTTGATGGTGAAATTGCATTTGTTAAACAATCCATAAGATATTGGTCAATGGCGTTGCCATTGACAATTTTATGGGTTTTTATTGCAGCATTTTTAAAATATATATATAAGAATATAGGTAAATAATGGAATACATTTTATTTTACTGGCTGCTATATTCATTTTTCAAATGGTCAGCCGATAGTGTTGCACATCATTTTAAAACATCACTTTACTGGCGGTGGAAATATTTTTACCCGGATTGGAAAAGAAAGTACAAAGATCGTGATCCGTCTAAGGGCAGAAAAAAAATTTGGATATTCGTCATACCTGCATTATTTTTTGACGGTTGGCATTTATTTGTCTGGTTACAAACTATGACAGCATATACTGCTTTTGTCCATATCTATTTTTTATTTCATTTAAATGCATATTTATATATATTGGTGGGAGTATTTTGTTTTATCATCCACTGGACCAGTGAACTTGTCATTTATAAAACAAAATGGCGTGAGATAGAATTATGAAAATAACAAAATTAAAGATTGAGTTGGGTGAATATGATAAAATACCATTTGGTTATGGTTTGGCAAATGTTAGATATGATTGCTTAACATCTGAATATTACATCATACCTATAAACTATATTGTTAAGTATTTTACACATGCATGGTACTGGTATATTCGCTTAATGCACAAAGATAAATTATTCAGAAGGTTGAGGCAGTTTTATATTAACGGTTATAATCATGGCAGAAAACTTGAGGCAGAAAAAAATAATGCACTGGCAATGTTGCAATCACATAAAAATGATCGGGAGAAAGCACTGGAAGTGATGCGGATATGCAATCACATATTTGAAAAGATTGCTATATCAAATGGTGACAATCTTCAAGTGATGATCACAAAGATTGAAAAAGTGGATGATAATAATTACGGTGTAGAGTGGGCAGAAATAATAAAAATACCGATGAAAAATGACGGATCAAAAACAAAAAACATCAGCAAAAACTAAGCGAAAAAGTAGTAGAGTATCGTTGAGTAAAATGAATCCTGAGTTGCGCAAGGAAAAGTTTATAAGTCTGTATATTATAAACCAGTTAAGTCAGGAAAAAGTATCAAATAAAGAGCTTGCCACTAAATTAGAAATATCTGAGCAGTATTTTTATAAACTGCTGAAAGAATACAGGGAAGAAATAAATAAAATATGGAATAATGATTACCGGAATTATTTAAGGCAGTATGCTTTTGATGCACTGGTAAAAAAGTTAAAAGATGATGGTGTGTCCGACACACTTATTGAATTTACTTTTCAGCTTGCCGGTGATTTGCCTTATGGGAATAGGGGGAATGGTGTCGGTGATGGCTCTGGTTACGAGGGGGTTTCCGGTGTCAAAGCCGACACTGTTATCATTAACGTAGCAAATGACGACAATGAAACAATTCAACAACGATCTATTGATCGCATACGGAGAAGAAGGATCGAAAATCTCGAAAAACTTAAAGGATAGGGAAGAACTTTACGATGCGATTGAACATGATAAAAATTTATGGTTGAATGAGAGAGAAAATGCATTACGTCACATATTGCATTTTATAAAATATTATTGTTGGACACATGAACCACGACCAAAAATGCTTGAGGCTTATGGATTTAAACATCCGAGATTGCCATTTATGTTATATCCTTATCAGGAAGAATTTGTACTTGATCTTGTTGAGTCTATTAATAAAGGGGAAGATGTGCTTGTAGAAAAGTCAAGAGATATGGGCGTGACATGGTTGGTTGTTACTGTACTGCTCTGGTTTTTCTTGCAGGATACTGCCGGGAATGATTTTCTGTTAGGTTCCAGAAAATTAGAGTTTGTGGATAAAAGAGGATCACAGGACACCTTATTTGAAAAATTCCGCTATAATCTTAATGAATGCTATTTTAAACCTGATGGCTATAATCCAAATTTTAATGACAATGTTAATCTTATTACTAATCCTGCTACCGGATCATTTATTCGTGGTGAATCCAATAATGCAAACTTCGGTACATCCGGGCGATATAAAGCAAGTCTGATGGATGAGTTTTCAAAATGGCTTGAAACTGATGCCGATGCATGGACCAGTATGGGTGACAGCACACCTTGCAGGATACCGGTCAGCACACCTTGGGGAATAGGTAGGAAGTTTGCACAGTTAAGATTGTCCGGTGCAGTCAAGGTATTAACTTTGCACTGGTCAGATCATCCAATAAAGGGTGCCGGGAAGTATAAGGGGCAGCATCCTTTTGATCCAGAAAAAACCGATGTGTGGCTTAGTCCTTGGTACTTAGCAGAATGCGAAAGACGTAAAGATGATCCTGATGTAAATATTGGGCAGGAACTTGACATCGATTACCTTTCCAGTGGCACACCTTATTTTAATAATATGATCATCCAAAAAAGATATATAGGATTAGCACAGAATCCACCAAATGTAAAAAGATATAATTATGAACGGACCGGTAAAGATGATATTACGGTAAGTGAACATGCAAATGGTCAAATAAAAATATTTAATGAACCGGAAATAGGATTTTATAACAGATACATTATTTCGTGTGATGTGGCAGAAGGATTAGAGAAAGGTGATAATTCATCTTTTTATGTATTTGACCGGGTAAAATATATGGATGTTGCATGGTATGCAGGCAAGATTGATACAACCGTTCTGGCATTGCTGCTTGCATATTTTGGATACTGGTATGATACGGCATATATTGGTGTGGAAAGGAACAATCATGGTCATGCTGTTAATCAGGATTTAAAGAGATTGGAATATCCAAATCTGTACCATATGGAAAGATTTGAGCAGGAAGTTGATTATGAAACATTCAGGCCGGGATGGGAAACTAATATGTCAACCAGATCAATACTATGTTCAACCTTGCGTGATGCTGTCCACGAAGGTGCGGATGGTATAAAGGATTTGGAATTTTTCAATGAAGCACTGACATTCATTTATAATAAAAATGGAAAACCAGAGGCAGATCAGGGTTGTTTGGATGATCGGGTACTGGCACAGGGAATAAAATTTATGGTTCATAATTGGATGCCTGCCACAAAAAAAGAAGAACAACCGGACAGACATGCAGGTAAAAAATCATTTGGTATGGATATAAGAGAAAAAAAAGATGGCAGAAAGTTTTGGTGATCGTATTCAAAAAGAGGACCGGGTAAGATTTAAAAAAAATAAAAAAATCATTTATCGTGTATGTGATGTATGTTCCGATGGTATGTGCATTTTGGAAACTGTTGAATTTCATAATGATGGTTATGGTGGCAAGCAGCAATATCTGGAATATGGATACACAAGTGAATTAGAAAGGCTGGATAATGATAAGGCGTGAATTTTTTAAAGGTTTATTGGTGTCTGTTGCTGCCGTAACCAGTATAGGTAAAATTATAAAACATGATAATGAAAAATCAGGACCATTAAAGCCTGAAGGATTTATAAATGCATACTGGTCAAATGTTCATATGCAGGCAGCAAAAAAGTATCAGGATAAAATTAATAAAACATATCATTATGCAATAAAATATTACGGGGGATAAAATGCCATTCGTATATATTAAACGTGGTCCACAAAAGGGCAAGTACCGTTCACCTTCTGGCAGGGTAATGACTAAAGAGCAAATTAGGGCGTACAATGCGAAAAAGACTGAAGAAAAAAAGAAAAAATCTAAATGAGTCTGATTTGCAAAATATTCTGGCACAATTACAATATTCACGTTAAACCTGCTGAGCATACCGATGGATCATATTACCTGCTGATCTGCAATCGCTGCAAGAAAAATACAGACCACATGTATATGATAGATGATCCACTATCCATTGCCTTAAACCGTAAAATGCTTGAGAATTTTCTAAAAAAACATATGGCTAAACCACAGCAATTAAAAATACATATAACTTTCTTCATTAAGACTTGGGGAGTCTATACTACAAGGGGGTTAAAATGGCTAAAGAAAAAGATGATTCCTCAAAAAAGTTAAAGGGGAAAGTCAGGCGTTCACCTGAACAGCCACGAATGCCACAGCCGAAACAGGGCAAATATTCCGGTGTCTATACAAAGGATGATTTTAAGGAATGGATTGATAAGGCAGAAGCAGGGTTTGATAAAGTTAGAAAATGGTATGAAGAAGATCGTGATTATCTTGAAAATGCACAGGCACCTGAAAACATCCCGGAAGATAAAGATTATATTGTAGAAAACAGGTTACTTGATTTAAACCGGCGTTTGTGTGGGCAGATTATATCTGGCAGGATTAATCCCACCTTAAAGGGTGGCGGTGAAATGATGGTACCGGCATATGAGCTGTTTGAGGATATACTTGAAAAGAATAAATTTAAAGAGCAGCATGTTCCAAACTTTACAAATCATATTTATTGTGAAGGTTATTGCGGATTAAAATTTCGGTATAATCCTTACAAGGAATGTGATTACGGCATAGGAAAACCAGAAATATTTTCAACCTCACCTGAATATTTATGGCTTGATCCAGATGCAAAAGATTTAATGCACGTGGATGATGTGTTCCGTATTGCACCTTCAAGGATATTGTTATCAGAAGCCAAAAAACGTTGGCCTGAATTTGCGGATCAGATACATGATTCAAATGAGGATTACAGGCAGGAAAATGATCAGCAAGCAAACCGGTATGCAGACCTTTATGAAATTGAATTTCGTGAAACACATTTTTATGAAAAGCAAAATGAAAAGGGCAGCATAAAATTAGAGCGTGATAAATATTATATTGTTAAGGTCATAAACCGTACTGTTATTGTGGAAGGACCGGAAGAAACAGGATACCCGTTATTCAGGCTTATACCTATGATGCATACTCCACGTAAATCTGCTACGTTTGGCAAGATGCCATTCGGACCAAACAGGCTATTAGGACAGACACAGGACCAGTTAAATATTACTGCATCCATCTTAACTGAAACTGCAAAGCAGTCTGTAAAAAATTTATTTTTTGTGCCCGGTGCTAAAGACGAAGAAATTACAGATATGGAACAAAAGTCTACACAGCCAATGGCTTTTATTCCTATACGTATTGGCACGAAAGTGCAGCAAATGGCAAAGTCTGATCTTTCAATAGCCTATGTCCAGTTATATGAAATGATCAATCACCGGTTTGACAGAATGCAGGGTGATTTTGGTCCTTCACGTGGGGAACTAAAAGGTAATCTTGCCGGGGTGACGGTCCACCAATTAGTTTCTCAAGGCATCTTATCTGAGTATGTGGCACAGGCCAATATTGAAACTGCGCTTACTGATCTGGCAAGATGTATCCTGCATTGTATGAAAAATGAAATGAACACACCTTTTATGATTACCCGGAAGATAGATGGTGAAGATAAAAAGATCGGATATAATGTTGATTATCAAATGACCGATAACTTTCAGGGTGATAATTATCATGTAGTGGACAGCAAATTCGGTAAGATAAATGACCTGTCACAGATTAATATGGATGTGTCTATTGAAATTGAAATGAACCATGAAATGAAAAGACAGGCAGATATTCAACTGGCAATCATGGCACATGACCGGGGCAAGTTATCTGACGAGGATTTTCTTAAAGCACTGTTTCCAAAAACTTGGCAGCAAAAATTAAAGAATCTTCAGGAACAGAATCAGGCAATGACACTGGTAAAAGAGATTGCCGAGTTAGGACCGGAAGCAATACAATATGTACAAAATGTTGTAGGTCAGATAAAGCCAAAAATACAGGAACTTGAAGAAGCAAGAAAAACAGGTAAGATGCCACCAAACTTACAGGGATTAGATATACCGGCATGAGAAAAATATTATCAATAAGGCGCAAGTGGGCACCTGTTCTTGACAGATTTCAAACACGTGGATTGTTATCGGGATTACGTTTTAAAATTGTGATATACGGCAATCATTCAAAAATAGATAGTGTTAAATTTGAAAAGTATAAAAATGGTAAACTAATTGGGGAGGAAATAACAAATGAGTGACAAAGAATTAGATGTAAATGAACTGTTGGAAGAACAGGGGGTTGAGACAAAGAAAGAAACCTCTGAACTTCTTAAACCGGAGAAAAAAGATAAATACCTTTTGACTGTATTTATCCTGCCCGGTGATGGTACACCGAGAATATTGCCTGTATCATTTGAAATTCAAAGGGATGATTATCACAGGATTAGAAAACAATTAAATAATGATCCTATACCGGAATATATAAGATATCATTCAATTGAATCCGGGGAACCTGAAATATTAATGTATAAGTCTTGTGAAAGAATATTTTCTGTGACAGTGGACAAAACATCTGTTACTGAAGGTGTGGATATAGTTTTGCCGGGAACCGGTGTTGAAGGTAATAAAAGAATAATTCAATAATATTTCTTGCATATGGAAAAATCATTTTTTATAATATAGTGTCACATATTTAAATCATACTGATTTAAGTCTTAAAATTAAGCAGTCAGTGCCCTCATTGTTGATGTGGGGGAACTGACTGCTTTTTTTATTTGGGGAGAAATGTAAAAATGCCTGTAGAAAAAAAAGAAGAATCAAAAGAATTGCGTGAGCCAACAACCGATGATTCGGTTGTTAATGATATGTTTGAGGAAGAATCTATTGATGATATTATTGCGGATGCACCTGTTGTTGCACAGGATGCATCTGAGATTGATATAAAAGAAGAAAAAAAGAAAGCTGAGGCCGAGAAACCTAAACCGGAAGCGGAAGAATCGAAAGATAAAAAAGAAGAAGTACCGGCTAAAGAGCAGAAAACAGATAAAGATGCGGAAGTGAAGGATGAAAAACCCGGTGATGAAAAACCGGAACAGGCCGGTGATGAAAAACCGGAAGCATCCTCTAACGGTAAAATCACAATTGGTGAAAATGAGTATGATCCAGAATTTCTTTTAACTGCTATTACAGAATATGGTAATAAGCAGGAATGGGAAAAGGCGTTAAGGCTTAAAAGCGTGGCCTTAGATCAATTAGGTACAGACGAAGTTGAAAAGCTTATTCCCTATCTTAATAAGGAAAAAGAAATTCCTGATCCTACCGATGATGTTGCTGCCGAAATTTCAGGTGAAGTATTTGATCCAGAAAAACAATACACCTTTAAAGATGATGATGGTTATGATCAAAAGGTGTCTGGCAAGGTACTGGCACCATTAGTTAATGATGCCGTAAAAGCAGCATTAAAACATTACTCTCCGGTACTGGAAAAAGCCAATGAAATTGTTCAAAGTAGTCGTGACGAAGTGGCTGCACAAAGTATGACTTCATTTATGACAACACATCCTGACTATGTTATCAATGTTCCTCAAGGCCAAAATTTAAGGCAGTATATTGGGGAAATTGAAAAGACAGGAAACATACATCCAGATCATTCAAAATTATCGAAATTTAAAGTATTGATCAGGACCATGCAGGAAGAAAAACTTAACAGTTTTGATGATGCATATAATTTTTTGTATGGTGATTTTGTCAAGAATGAAAATAAGTTGCAGCAAGAAATAGATACAAAGGACCAAACAGAGAACAAAATTATTCAAAAACAAAATGGCGTTGTTCCAGAATCACCGGGCAGTAAGGAAGTTAAAAAAGACGATATTGACGAGCTCCTTGATACTCTTAATGATCCTACCGAGGATATACTAAAAGAGATAGGGGCACTGTAATTATAGGGAGATTAAATCATGCCTACTGTATTAACTGGAACATTGGGTGTTGGTGACGTTCTTGCAAATAAACAAGTCCGGGATGTTTCAAAGGGATTGTATTATAAATACCAGACCTTGAATCCAATTACTGCGCTGTTGATGAAAATGCCGAAAGGCAGAACTGCCTACAACCCTAAAGTAGAGTGGTCCAGACAGGATCACTTGCCACGTTGGGATACCATTTCTGGTGTAACTACTCCATCCGGTGCAACGGTTGTAGTGACACCTGCAAATGTGTCCTATTTTAAAGTTGGTGATCTGGTGCAGATACCACAATTGTCACCTGCTGCCACTGAAACCGATATTGGTGTTGTTACTGCAAAATCAACCACCATTACGCTTACTGCTGTTGGATGGCAATCAAATCTGGCTGCTACTGCTGCCACGTTTCCAACTGTCACAATTGGAATGAACCTGCACATCCTTACAGATTCATCTGAGGAATACTCACAGAAACCGGCAATGAAAGTGCTCAAGGTTGAACAGGAATGGAATCACGTTCACTTTGTCCGGGCACCCTACGTTGTTGGTAATATCGAAATGGATGTGAAACAGTATACCGGACCAGAAAGACCTGCACGTAGACTTGAGACTTATAAGGATATACGTATTCAGGTTGAGGAAAACATGATTCATGGTGAAAGATATTACCGGGATGGTTCAGACGGTAGACAATTTTTCGCACGTGGATTTCGCCGTTTTATTCAGCAAGGCGGTGGTGATAATGTTTTCGATTGGTCCTCTGGTTTTACGGAAGCTGACTTTGATTCATTCCTGCTCAAAGGTCCGATGAAACAGGGTATTGGATCACAGGTACGTTTTGGATTTTTTGCATCAAATATATGTCTTGAACTGACCAAAATCGGAAAAGCGAAACAGCGTCTTGTTGACGGTGGTACTACTATTCTTGGTATGGCGTTTGAGACTTATAAGGGTCCGAACGGTTTAAAACTACACTTCATGGATCATCACTTGATGGTAAATGATTGGGAAAATGCCGGGCTTATCATTGATCCTACGAGGGCACGTGTCAGACCTTACGGATCACAGGGAGTTATGAGACTGCTTACTGATATTCAGGAAAATGACAGAGCCGGTGTTGCCGATGAATGGCAGAT